TGAATAACGTCACGAAGAGCGCTAGCAAAGATTGCTTGAGCAGACTTAACTTGGGTATCAAAGGCACCCATAAGAGCCTGTACGCCTTGTCCTGTGACAACAGATGCATCAATGTTACCTGTACGTCCTTCAGGGTAACGTGCACCTACACGCATTTCTTGATTGAGCAATGTCTGCTCTGTGAATGCGCCTTGTGGCAGAGTAAGTTCTACGCGACGAACGCCCGCTGGGTTGTTTGTGCGGATAACCGCATCACCACCAAGCATAAGTTCTTGAACGTCAGAAGGAAGAACAATAGGAGCCTGAACAGATTTCTCTGCTGCCTCCATAGCAAGAAGTGCAAAACGGTTGCGTAGCAACTGAATACCAATGATGTCATCAAACTGACCACGCATTTCGCCATCAACAGATGGCTTACGTGCGCAAACAATCATCATTCTACCTAGAGGATTCTTAGCCTGAGATAAAACTAAATTATCTTTTGTAGGTAAATAGACAATTGATTGCTCTTGGTCGTAGTAGCGAATCATATCAACCTGTTGAGTTAAACTCTGCTCATAGCGAAGTTTGCCAAGCAGTTCATACTCAAATTCAGGGAACAAGGAAACGAGTTCGCCCAGTGTCATTGTGTAGCGTTTTGCAAAAGCAACGCAACGTCCGTAGCGGTCAAACTCAGGGTAAGCACCTATTGGGTTTTCTAGGCGTATGCGCGGCAGTTTTGCTTCTTCATCCAATTCAATTACGAACGGGAGGAATCCATATGTTAAGTACCAGTCTGCTCCTTGATACATCTGTACAGATAAATCTGAATGAGCAAAATAGTTAGAGGCAATGCGAGTGCGAGTATCAGCAAATTTGCGAGCACGGTCAGAAACCGAATTCGCCGCGTTACAGTTAACCGCTGGTAGTGGCGCCATAACCTCTGATAGGTCTCGCGCAACAATATCAACAAAATTTGCCACGACATTGGCATCTACCCCATCTGGAAAGAAGTCAGGGTATACGCTAGCAATTTGTCCTTTGCGTACAGCAAGGACGTCAAGATTGCGAGCATCCCTGTCTGAGGCGCGATAGCGAAGAGATTCAACTCTTGCTGCTACCTGTTCAATTGATAGTGCCATAGATTCCTATCCGTATGTATCTTGCCATTGCTCTGCAAAGGCATCATCTAAATTAATTGAGAATCTTCTCTCGGTTTGTGCTCTAGTCGCCCAGCGATTTTGAACCCAACGTTGTTGCGAAGTACTCTTTTGCATCATCTCACGTATGCGGATGACGGCAAACCATAAAGCCATTACGCAGTCTGTAGGGTTCTTAGTGTCAGGCTTCCAAGTAATTAATTGCTGCACTAGCGCCTTAAGACCTTCACTACCTTCGTTACTTGGTAGTTCTATTAAGTTGTTATCCTGGAATCTTCCATCTCGTAGAGAGCCAAAGAGACCCGCCATAGAAGCCACACCAAAGTTAGTATCCCACTTATTCTTACCAGTGAAGTGAGAGTTGAGTTGGCAACCATACATCGAGAGCCAGTTGCGCAAGTCATCGTCGAGTGCGTAGGCTTTCTGGTGTGCGTTGATTTCAATTCGTAATTCCTGTGGCTTGTAGCGTTGCACCCAATCTTCAATAAGGGTACGAATCTTTGCAGGTGTTGGGTCTGTCATATTTACGCAATCAAGAATATAAATCATAGAATCAGCCTTGTTATAAGTTGCAACAACGGCTGCAGTATTACCAGTCATAGCAGGGTCTAGCCCTATAACGGTATAGCCCTCGAGGTGTTGTGGATGACCTGGAACACCTGGTTTAAGTGGCCCACGCTTTCGCATACCATTGACGCATCCTGCCACCGAGGCTGGCGCGAATATCGCGTCGTCTGTGACATCTTCTTGCTGATAGACCATAGCCCATATAGAGGGAGCAACTTCGCTTCTTCTTGTAAAGAGAGCGGGTCCGTCCCACTTTGGGTAGAGTCCATCTTCATCAATCTCATCATCTCCGCCTTCAGCGCGGTCAGTCTTAGGCCATAAGGTTTTCCAGTTGGCAGGCTTCTCATCAAACTCGAGGACTGCTGGCATAGCGCAGTAAGTGAATGGCGATTTCCCACCAGTCCAGTTAGAGCCGTCCCTTATCTGTTTGTATAAGTCGACAGGAGCAACACGGGTTCCTACGATTAATAGTCGCCCGTGTCGTCCCAAACGCGTGATGACTTCTTTTTGAAGCCATTCAATTTGCTTCTCCCACTCGTGGGAATTTGAGTTCATCACGACATCATCGAGGATAATCAGGTCAGCGCGAGCACCGTAGATTTGGCTACCAAAGCCTAAGGCTTGAACCGTAGGGTCTTTCTCGCCAGAGTCTCGACCTGTGCCTAGATAAATCATATCGGCGGACCACGTAGGCGAGTCCGCTTTATAGCCACCATTTGGTCCAAAGGCTGTCTGGAGTTTAATCCAAGAAGGGTGGCTTAGCCTTGTTTTAATTGCTGATAGGAACTTACGAGCCATACCCTGAGTCTTAGAGACCAGAATGATTCTTATGTTAGGGTCGGTAGCAATTCGGTAGGTGACGTAGTTGATGGTCAGTACCGTAGACTTAGCGTGCTCAGGGGGAACGTTAATTAAAACTCGGTTATCAGCATTCTTTTCAAAAATCATACTTGGGTGGACCCAGCGGGGCTCACGGCCCTCAATCAGGTCAACCCAGTCAAGTTGATGTGGAAACAACTTGGTGTCTAGGAACTGCTCAGAGAATTCCTCAAAGGTAATATCTTTTAAATTCTTAAAGTCGGCCTTAACGCCCTTGCCCTCTAGGCGGGCCTTGTCGGCTCTATCCTTGAAGTCAGGGCTAGCCATTGTCCATTGTCGGAAGGTAACCTCATTACGGTTAACCGACTCCATAGCGGCCTTAATGGTCGAACCTTGGCTCAGTTGAAGGAGCACCCGCTCCATAGCCTCGCCCTTTGGGATGTCTACTTTTCCTGCTTTTCGTCCCACCAGATACCCCCGTTAAAAACTACTATAAACGGCCCTTTATAAACGGTCAGAATACGGGCACCTTGGTCTATATATATAATATTAATATATATTATATTAAGTCGCGTAGCCCGCAAGAGGCGGAGCGACGCTCCTATAGATATATAAATATCTATACATATAAGAAAACCTGTTCAAATCGTAAAACCGAACAGATTTATCTAAAATATTTTTAAAATATATAAATATGCGCCCTTTGGGCGACAAAAGTCCTGTTCAGAGTATATATGGGCGAATATAACAGAAATTTTTTGGTTGACTATATAGTATATATATACGCTGATTTAACTATGTCTGGGGTCAAACCTCCTTGAGTGGTGTGCTTGGTCTGCCTGTAGGTCTTCCCCGAGGGGGTCCTCTCTTTTCTTAAGACATAAAGCAAATGTTGATATATAAATAAATCAAGATTCTCTGTTAATAATAGAACTTTAAAGCAAGGGATGAGAGTTTAAACGGCTTAGGTCTATCCCCTCCCCCTCCCCCATAATCTCCCCCGTCTATCTTCTCCCCTCTTCTTCTCTCTTCTTATTGATAATGGTTATCAGTATCAGGCTATCCAAGGGGGAATCATTCGAACATCTGTTCGAGTAATAATGTGATGGACATCACTAAAAAGACCCTTGACTAGTTAGGGCTTAAGGCGTAAAGTTCCACTTATAAGCGTGAGATACACGCTAAGACAGGAGAAGAAAATGACTAAGAAAGACTACGAACTGATAGCCCGCTCAATTTTTGTTGATAGAGAAATGGTTGAAGAAAGCCAAAGAAAAGTGGTTGATTATATCGCCAAGGGGCTCGCTCAACAATTCGCAGCGATGAACCCTCGCTTTGATTCGGTTCGATTCCTTGTCGCTTGCGGGTCTATCGAGAACTAGGCGAAACCGCCCTCGGGCGGTCTTGGATAGGGTGGCCCCCTACCAACTGAAGAGCCAAGCCAAGAAGACAGGAGCCAAGAAGATGAACCAGAATGAGACCCTAGCCAAGATTTCCCACTATGAATGGATGATTAAGTCATTGAAGATTCGCCCCGCCCATAAGGCTTGGCTAGAAGATAAGATAGAAGAATTAACCGCTAGCCTCGGGCAAATCAGAGAATAGGCGAAACCCCCCTAGCGGGGGTCTAAGGCGGACTAGTCATCGCCTTACTGATGAGCCAGACTAGAAAAGACAGGAGAAGAAATGAACACCTCAACACTTACCAAGACCGAGAATCTCTCGGGCATAGTTCAAGCCTTGGAGGGCGCTCACGCCCTTATTCAAGAGAAGACAGGCGCCCCCCGCGCCACTATCCTAGTCACCCGCAAGACGGGGCGGACTATGGGCCACTTTACTCACGCCAAGATGTGGAAAGCGGGAGAAGAATCATTCCACGAGATAATGATAAGCGCGAACTATTTCACGCAAGGCGCCCGCGCTGTCCTTGGAACTCTTCTTCACGAGGTAGCCCATTCGATAGACCTACAGAATGGAATCCAAGGCACGAGCGGAGATGGATACCATAATCAAAAGTTCAAGGCTACAGCCGAGAGCCTAGGGCTAACCATCACACAGGCCAAGGGCATTGGATGGAGCCTAACCGAGGTGAGCGACGCTTGCGCCGAGCGATGGGCCGAGGCCTTAGCCCTTATCGAGAATGGCCTAGGGGTTAGAGCAGACACCGAGCAGGCCAAGAAAGCGGGAGGAAGAAATAAGAATCTCAAGGTGGCAGAATGCCGATGTGGCGAGAAAATTAGACTCTCGGCCTCGGTCCTTTTCAAATGCGCCCCGATGTGCCAAAAATGCAACTGGTTTTTCATAGCAATTTCTTAAAGGCGAAACCTAGCCCCGAGAAATCGGGGCGAGGGTCTTAGGGTAAAATGCCCTAACTGAGGAGCCTCTTCAGACTTAAGACAGGAGAAAAAAATGAACGCACTACAGGATAGAGAAATGACTCAAGCGGAGGAAGAATTATTCGCAGAGATAGAAGAAGCAGGGCACGACATTCAAGCGGTTCAAGCCTACCGCGACAATATGGGGGAGCAATATACCCCTCTCAATGAGTGGGAAAACTGGATAGGAGGATATGAAGAGGCCTATCAAGGCGAGATGAGCACCCGCGAATTCGCCGAGCAGTTAGCCGATGAAACCTACCTAAGCGGTCAAGATGTGCCTCAATGGGTCGTATCTTATTTTGATTATGAAAAATTTGAAAGAGATTTATTCCTTGGCGATTATTGGGAGAATAAGGGTTATATCTTCAGAAGTATCTAAGCAACAGCCCCCGCACCTACAGAGGGCGCAGGTTCAAGACCTAGCGGGGGCACGATAGGGGAAAGGTTCCCTTATTACTTAAGACAGGAGAATAAAATGGACAGATACTTACTGATAGAACTAGGCAGTGAAGGGCTAGCGTTTGAAACCGCTCAATTTGATTTCTATGCCTCTTGGCTAGGAATTGGTCTAGCGGTTGCGATAGTAATCGGACTTAAGACATTAAAAAGATATAAGAAAGTGAGAGCATAATGTTAAAGATTAAAGAGCGCGTATGGGTGGCAGACAACGGGCACCGCGTCGCGGTTAAGTTCTCTTTTCATCAAGACAACGGAACGATTCACGACAAGGTGAACAAGTTCTCGCGTGTCGATTATGAATGCGAATGTGGGCGGAGTCTCTTCACAATGGGCAGACCAAAGAAATCACATCTCAATAATCACGACTCTTGGACAACGCCCGAGCAGGTGAAGCAGATTCTAAAGATGTTATAAGTGATGGAAATCACAGCCCCGAACTCTTTACAGGGAGCGGATGGCGCGAGACCATATCGGGGCACGAGGCGGAAAGTATCCGCCCAAGTAAGACAGGAGAAAGCAATGGCTAACTACACAACGATAGGAGAACTGATAGAACACCTGAAGGGAAAAGATTTAGACGCCCCGATTATCTATCAGTATTACTTAGCAAAACATTTTGATATCTCGGAGGAGATTTTTGCGGAGGTTGCTAGAGATTTTGATTCTCTAATTCCTTGCTCCGATTCATACGAGGTTATCAACAGGGAAATTGAAATCAAAGAGAGAGAGAAAGCAAATGTCTGAAGACTCAATAAGTTGGGGAGAATTAGCAGAACTAACTCACGCCACGCAAGTGGAGAGGTTTGGCTGGTGTATCTGTGAAGATACTGACGGAGAGGGACAACTGGCAGATGACTGCCCAAGGGAGGAAGCAAATGCCTAGGCCAATAAACCCTAGCCCGTATAAAACTAACCGCGCCTCGTGTGAGGTGTGCTGGGCTGATAGTAGTGAAACAAATGTCTATCGCTACAAAGGAACTACCTATTGCGAGCAAGACCTAGAGCGAGCAAAGAGCGAAGGGTGGCACTCGTAATGTCTAAATGGATAGTAATCACAGAGGTGGAGAGCGAGGCTGACCCTGCTATTTTCAAGTATGTAAATGGCACAACGCTTATATCTTCACAC